TAAATATACAACAACCGACAGGACCTAATATGGCAACAGACACAAACATAGAAGATTTTAGTGTCCAACAAGCATTAAATCCTACTTTACCTCAAGGTGGTGCTACAGTAGCAGCTGACACACCCATAACTCAAGCTCAAATGGTAGACCCAAACACAGGTCAATTATCACCTACTGGTGCATCTGTACCAAGTGCTACTTTAGCCACTAATCAAACATCCACAGCACCAACCCCAACTGATGCGGCACAAACAAATGCTGCTTTATCTAACCTACAAGTTGCTAGTACTGTTGCTCCAATACAAGGTGCTCAAGGTGCTGTCAGTCAACAAGCACAATTAAATGCACAACAACAGGCTGCAAGTTCAGTATCACAATTACAAGCTGCTCAAGGTGTTGCTAATGTTATGCAAAACCCTGTACAAAGGCAGATACAATCAGGCGAACTAGTCACGGGTGCTGCTAATGCTCAAGCTGCTTCTACATTCGCTGAACAAATTGAAGCTGCAACAGCCACACCTTCTACACAAGCAACAACGCAAGGTCAACTAGCAAATTTAACTGCTAACTTTGATGCTTCTAATCCACCTGCTTGGGCGGCAGGAGCGTTACGTGGTATACAAGCACAGATGGCTTCTAGAGGTCTTGGTGCATCGTCTATGGCTGCACAAGCTATGGTTCAAGGTGCATTAGAGTCTGCCTTACCTATAGCACAAGCTGATGCACAAACAATAGCTTCATTTGAGCAAGCTAACTTATCTAATAGACAGCAAAGAGCTATGTTATCAGCACAACAACGTGCTACATTCATAGGTCAAGAGTTTGACCAAGCCTTTCAATCACGAGTGCAAAATGCCGCTAAGATTGGCGATATAGCTAATATGAATTTTACTGCTGAACAAAATATAGCATTAGAGAATAGTAATGCTGTCAATACAATGGGTTTAGCAAACTTATCTAACAATCAAGCTATGGTTATTGCAGAAGCATCTGCATTAGCTAACTTAGATATGTCTAATTTAAATAACAGACAACAAGCAGCTGTACAGAACGCACAGTCCTTTATGCAAATGGACATGTCTAATTTAAATAATAATCAACAGACAGATATGTTTAAGGCTCAAAGTCTTGTACAAAGTTTATTTAATGACCAATCAGCAACAAATGCTAGTAACCAATTCAATGCTACTTCACAAAATCAAACAGACCAATTCTTTGCTAACTTAGCAACAACAGTAGCAAATTTTAATGCTGAACAAGGCAATGCTATGTCTCGATATAATTCAGGTGAAGTAAATGCTTTGGCACAATTTAACTCTACTATGAAGAATCAGAGAGAACAATTTAACTCCCAAAACAGATTAGTTATAGACCAATCAAATGCACAGTGGAGAAGGCAAGTAGCTACATCAGATACTGCTACTATAAACCGTGTTAATGAAATAAATGCTAAATCATTAATAGATTTATCAACGGGTGCATATAATAATTTATGGCAGGGTTTTAGAGATGACATGGAGTTTGCTTGGAAGACTGCTGATAATGCTGAAGAACGTAGTAAAGATGTATTACTAAGAAAAATGCAAGATGAGTCTACCGTAGCAGCGGCAGCACTTTCAGCAGATTCAGCAGAAGCAGCATCATATGCTAAAGGTCTTGTAAATTTAGCGACAAGTAATGCTACTGCTCCTAATATATCAGGCATAGTTAACGGTGTATCAACTGGTGCTAGTTGGTTATGGGATACAGGCAGTGATATTTTTAATAGCATCTTTGGTTGATAAAAAGGAAAGATTATGATAAATAATAGTGTATCTATTGCATATAGTGTAATTTCAAACTTAGCTGAACAAGTAGAAAAAGCTGAAGTTGAGGGTATACCAAAGCAACAAAAAGTTAAAACAAAAAAAGAAGGTAAGAAGGGTTTGCTATCTAGAAGTAATGATATGAATAAATATAGCAAGCAAGGTGATACAAATTCTAATCAAAACGATTTTGCAGACAAACAACAACAAAAATTAGTCATAGCTTATATGCTACGTATTAAGAAAGCTTTTGAAGAGGTAAAAAATGGAAGAACTACCAACACAAAGTCCTAATGCAAATTTTGCAGGTCCTATTCCCGGAGCTTCTCTTACAACAGAAGTAGGTAACAGACCGTGGGAAAATCCACCTAAAGAAAGTAGTTTAGATAAAATTATAACTAACTACATACGAAGGTTGAGAAGCAGGGAAATTGTTGAGCCTATATTAGATGCTATTCGTTATGGAACATCTATAACAACTATTGTGGAATCTGTAATAGAGACTGCTGTTATGGAAGGCGAACATACTATAGATACAGGTATACTAGCATCTCCTGTTATAGTCGAATATCTAAAGCAAGCTTGTGAGTTATCTAATATTGACTATAAATTATCAGCAGAAGATGTAAAAAAACAATCAGAGAAAAAGAAAATAAGCTCTATGTTAGTCGAAGAAGTATTAAAAGAAATGGAGCAGGAAGAAGATAGTCCTATAAGTGATGTAATAGAAACATCAGCCGAAGAGATAAAAGAATCTAATAAAGGTTTAATGGCAAGAAAAAATAATAAGGATGACAAAGATGGGATTTAATTGGGGTAGTTTCTTTGCTAGTGGTGTAGAAGAATTAGGTGAAGTAGCCAAAGCAAAAGATGTTTCTGTTGCCGCAGAAGCTAAAGCACAAGCTGAAGAATTTGCAGAAAAGCAAGATGTATACGAAGATGAAATAACAAAGAATAAAAGATTACTACGTCAAGAAGCTGATGCCATCAGAGGATTAGGTATTAAAGATGTAGGTAAGATAAGAACTGTATTAAATACTTATGGTAATGCAGATGTTATGAAAAAAATACAACAAGATTTTGCTAGTTATCAAGCTAAGAATATACAAGCGAGAACAACACCTAAATTCACAACATTAGAAGATTATATAAAAGGTAGGATAACAGGAGCAGGAACAGCTATGATATCTGATGAATCTGCTGAACAAGTATCCGATGAAGCGGCTATAATAGGTGATGAATTAGATATACAAAAAGCAGAAGAAAAAGCTAAAGCTCAAGGTATTAGTCTAGATGAATACCTACAGAATCAAGCTATAAAGATGTCAGATAGACCTGCATTTAACATAAATGCAAGAGCTGCTAGGCTTGTTGAAGAAAGTAAAATGGGTCTATTTGGTAGAACACTTACTCTAGAAGAAGCAAAACAACAGATATTAGGTGCTAGAACACAAGAAGGTGCTGGTGTAAGAGGAGAAGCCAAAGACTTAGGTGATACAGGTTTTGCTTTACAAAGAGAAGGTGGATTGAGTGCAGAAGAACAAATTAAGCTAAAGGCTTTACAAGATAAAGTAGACCCTAAAATTAATCAAGGAACTTTATTGACTAGAGAAAAGGCTATTCTTAAAGGTATAGATGGTGGTAAATATGTAGTTAGTAATGATGGTGGAGTTACAAGCAGTATAATACAAACACCTGAATCTAAAAAAGCTATGTTGGGAGAGTTAAATAGAATAATAGCTGAAGAGTACAAAGATTTAGATAAAGACAGTCAAAAAATAATAATGGCATTAAAAGAAAAATATGAACAGCCTAGTGAAGAAAAACCAAAAAGTATAACAATAAATGATGTTATACAAAGTAAGAAAAAGTCAGGTAAGACTAATCAACAAATAGCTCAAGAATTAGTAGATAAAGGTAAGGCAAAAACACTTGAGGAAGCTTTAAAAATAGTTGAAGGTGTTTAAATGGTTGAAAAAGAATTATCTTTCGATGACATTGATGATGAAAATGAAGAAGAATCAAGGGTAGAAGAGTTATCATTTGATGATGTCCAAGAAGAAAGCGAAATAAAAGAAGATGAATTATCGTTTGATGATGTGGGAACAACAATAGAAGAGAATCCCACAGTTGCATCGCAAACTGCAACTCCTGCATTTACTCCCCCTAAAGAAGGCTTTACATATGAACAGTTTTCTCAGTCACCTGAGTTGAAAGCTGCTGCTATGCGTTTTGCTAAAAATCGTTTAGGATATGAGAACATATCTGAAGATGAAGCTATAGATGAAACAATAGAGCATTTTAGACAATTTAAAGTTAATGAATTAACAGCAGGTAAGGATTGGAACTACACTAGTGCTTTAGCAAATGACAAAAAACGTCAAGAGATTAATGATTATAAGTCTTTGTACAGAGCAACTGAAGCTATGGAAGATTTTGGTGGTGGTGTTTTGACTACAGTAGGTGATTATTTAGGTGGTATATTTACAGCACCATCAACAGCACTTGGTTTATTACTTCCGGGTGGTGGTAAACTTGCTGGTGTAGCCGCACAACAAACTGCTAAGTTGGGTGTTGGTAGAGCTATAGCGGGTTTAGCTGCGAATCCAATTAAAACTATGGTTGCTACGGAAGCTACAGCAGGTGTATTACAAGATGTGGCAGAACAAAAAAGCTTAATGGCTGTAGATGAGCAAGATGACTATAGCTTTGGTCAAACGATTACTACGGGTATTATTTCAGGTGTTGCTCCTGCCGTTGTATCTACTTTACCTCTGTATCTAGCAAAGAAATATGGTAGTAAGGCTATTAGTAAAAAGGCACAGACTGATGAATTATTAGAGACATCTCAAAAGGCTGTAGAAGAAAAAACTGCAAAGGCAGAAGAACTTGCAACTAAAACATTAGAAGATTCAAAAGAAACAGGAACAGCTATAAAAGAAAGACTTGCAGCTTTAAATGCTGATATGGTTGAAGAAGGTAAACAAGTAGGTAAAGATATAGCTGATACACAAGGTATAGATGAACCTCTTAGAGTTGCAGTTATGCCCGACAAAATAAATAGAGTGGCTGCTGCGGCAACAGAAGTATTAGCAGATTCTGGTGGATTAAAACAAATTCAAACAGGAGTAGACTCAAAAACTGGGGAAGCCATATTTAAAGGTGAACGTATAACAGAAGCGATAAGTCGTGTAATAAGAGATGCAACAGATGATAAAACCAATAAAGCACTATCTGATACTTTTGGTGATGTTCTCAATAAATATAATCTTACACAAGATGACTTTGCTAATTTATTTATATCCGAGTTTTCAGAAGCTGGTAGACTTCTGCAAAAAGCTGGACACGAAAAGAAACAGCTTAAAACAATGATGTCATCAATAGATGAAGTAGCATCTTCCGATATATTCTCATTAAATGAAAACGTACTTGATGTGTTTGCAAAGTCTAAAAAGTTCACAGATGCAAATGATTACGATGGTTTTATTAGACAGTTTGACGCAGGGGATACACTTAGAAGTTTAGATGCTTTACGTTTAGCTGCCATGACATCGCAAGTAGGTACAACAGTACGTAACACTGTTGGTGGTGGATTACGTGTAGGATTTGATGTTCTGACTAATGTTTTTGATGCTAGTGTACAAGCAGTTGTATCAGGAACACGAAGAGTTATTACAGGTGAGAAGTCTACACAGACTATTAAAGATTCATTCAAAGATTCCATAGCTATAGCATATGGTTTGGTAAATAAAGATAAGGCTATAGCAGTAGAAGAAATATTTGCTATGGGATTTCAAACTCAAGCTAAAAAGTTATATAGACAATTAGCTGATTTAGAAGACTTAACAGGTGTAGGCTTGAAGGGCAAAAAACCACCTAGTAAATTACGTAATATTACTACAGGAATAGGAAGAAACTTAAACGTATTAAACACACTATCTGATAATATGTTTAAACGTGCTGCTTTTATGGGTGGACTAGAAAGAGAACTCCGTAAAATGAAACGAATAAAGTTAGCTAGAGGTGATAAAGTCACTGATGCTGATTTTGATTTAATGGAGATAATGAAGAAAGGTGATTTCAATAAAGTATTTGGAACAACTGAAGGTAAAAAAGCATTAGACAGAGGTATAGAAGAAGCTTTATATTTTACGTATCAAGCATCTCCTAAAAGTACTATGGGTCAATTATTAGTAAAAGGTGCTAATAACTTACCTTTTATTACTACATCAGTAGTACCGTTTCCTAGATTTTTAGCTAACGCAATGCGTTTCACTTATGAATACTCTCCCTTATATCTAGCTAATAAAAAAGTAAGAGCAGAACTTGCTAGAAGTTTTCGTAAAGAAGGTGTTAGTGAAACAGGTGAAGAGCTTGGCATAAGAACATATCACGAAACAGCAAAAGGTTTAGCAGGTTTAGGTATGTTATATGGTGCATTAGCCTTTAGAAACTCTGAAAATGCTGGTGAGAAATGGTATGAAGGTAGGTCTGATGATGGTCAAACTTATGATATGAGACCCTTCTTTCCTGCAGCACCTTATCTATTCTTTGCACACTTAATTGAAAGAAGCCAAAAAGGTGAAGATGTAATAGATAAAAAAACTTTTCGTGAATCTTTACAAGCTGTTACAGGTATGCAAGTAGGTAAAGCTGGATTTGGTTTGTATGCTATGGATAAACTAGTAGATGATATTGGTAATGTGTTTGATGGAAGCACCGAATCAAGCGAAGCCATAGGTAGGTTGGGTGCAGAATTTACTGCTAATATATTATCTACCTATACAATGCCTTTAACACCTTTACAAGATACATATAATACGTTCTTAGCACCTGATGATGAAAGAATAATTAGAGACAATAACATAGAAGATTTAAGTTCATTAATATGGCATAAAGCTTTATCACGTGTTCCCGGAAACTTTGCGATTGAAAAAATGTTAAATGAAGCTTATGGTACAGAGTATGAATTGCCAAAGGCTTATGAATCTCCTACTAGAACTGGTTTAATTAGAAGAACTACTCCTATATCAAGACAACTAACAGGTAGATTATATCAAGAAAAGAAAACAGATATAGAAAAAGAATTGGATAGACTTCGTATCACAAAAGCTGATGTATTAAAAAGAACTGGTATACCCGCAGCTGATGCTTTGTTAGGTTTTTATATGGGTGAATTTATGACAGATATAGTTCAGCCTTTTATTAAGTCTGATTTTTACAAAAAACTTCCAGAAAATGTAAAGAAACAAGCATTAAAAGAAGAAATAGCTAAAGTAAGAAAACAAGTAAAAGATATAGCTAAAAAAACTATTGTTTATGAAGGTTCTAATCAAAAAGCAAATCCTATGAACCGTGTTTCATTTAAAAGATTACCGAAAATATATAGGCAGATGGCTATAAATACTTACAATAAAACTAATGGCGAACCTACATCTATGAAAGATTATGATTATGCTGTATTATTACAACTAGCAAAAGATTTAAGTACTACTAAGCTTCGTAATATTGAGTTCAAAGAACAAGACATTCAAGATGAACTCAACGAAGACCCTAGTAGCGAGTAGTTATCTATTATCCCCTGAACCTTGAAGTGTTCCTCTTTCTTTTCTACTATGTAATTTATCTAAGTTTTCTTGCATAATAGTATTTAAAGGAACTCCTACTTCTCTAGCCATCATAGCACAATACCAAAGTACATCACCTATCTCTGATGCTATAGCAATCTTCTTAACTTCAAAGCCTTCTACATCCTCCCCATCACGTATAAGTTTCTTAACTTTTCCTGCAACTTCACCTGCTTCACTAGTTAAGCCTAGAGCTAAATACTCTAAGGCTTTTTCTTTTGGGAAGATAGCTGTCTCGCCTGCTAACTTCTCATATAAATCAGGAGTCATTACTTGTGTTATTATTAATCTATCTTCCATAAACTTTCTCGCTTCCTTTTCAATTTCCAACATCTTTGCTATCCTTAAATGCTTTTATTACATCTGAAGAGAATAACTTCTGTAGGTTAACTAAATACATTCTTGATGCGTTATGGTCTCCACCAGAAACTGACCTCTTAGAATCTAAGTTGTCAATTATTTTCTTCAAACTATTTGTATCAAACACAAGTGTACAGAATGTCTCATCTCCTACGCATAAATTATGAAACCAATAGTCTGATTCAGTAGCTGCTATACCACTAGGTCTACCATAACTTTCATATTCAATGGCTATGTTTCCCGTTCTTTGCCACATACCCCTTTCACTTTTGACTTCTATCTTTTTGCCTTGTAACATATCTGCAACTTGTTTTTCCCTAACCTTTCCGTATTCTAGGTCAATATCAAATTTCTTCCTATCTTCAACGCAAGGTTCTAGGTTTTTCATTTTTTAGCTACTTTCTGTGGCTCTTCTTGTGGTTGTGGTTGTTTCTCAAAAAACCTAACTAAATTATTTAGCTTACCATTTGCATGTTCTAATGCTGAGAGTTCTTTATCTATAGTGTCCACAATAGTAGGATGGTCTCCTACCCCTACAGGATTAGTCATCATAACTTCTATGTTAGCTATGTGACTATTAACATCTCCTAATAGTTTACTTTTTAATGCTTGTAATATCATTTCTCTCATTTGTCATTCCTTTTAGTTTTTGGTTTAAGGTGTAATAACTCTCTTATGTGTAGCTTCCTTCCCTTAAAGAACACGATAAGATTGATAGTGGTGTTGATGGAAATGGCTATTAATAACCACCATTGCCACCATAGTAACCCACTAGATTCCCACATTAACTAGCTTCTATGTCTACAAATTCACATGAATCTGCTGTACAAGCTAACTCTCTTCCACCTGTGGTAGTGTCTTCTTTCTCGTAATCAGCTAACTTTGACCAATCAATAGCTGCTGGCATTTTCTTATATAACTGTTCGTACTCACCACCTGTAATATCTTGATAAGGTGCTTGAGCATATGTGTGGTCACTAAAAGGTAAAAATGATATACCTGATACTTCGTCAAAGTTTTTGTATACCCATGCTCCTACTTCCATCCATTCATCTTCCTTGACGGATATAGTTACAGACGGTTTGTGTTCACACCAATGCCTTTGATAAGTTAACCAAAAGTCTAACTGCTCTAGTGCTGTCATAGCTGTTCTAGTCTTTGCACCTGCTGGTGCTTGCATAGGAAAACTAAACACGGTTGTACTGTCAGGTTTCATAACACATGGTTCTGCAGGAATACCACTATCTTTCATAAACTGTGTGAGTGGGTCTTTGTTATCACCACGTACAGTTCTGATATAGTAGTCATTATGTCTAGCATGTATGCCTGAAGCACTGTCAACTAATTGACTAACTGTACCACTAGGCTTGATACAAGTTATAGCAGTTGATTGTGGTATGCCTAAATCTTTAGCAATCTTCTTGTTAGTCTCCACTGCTACTTCTTTTAACTTCTCTAATGTATCATTCAACTCATAGTATGAATCATTTAAGAAAGAACAATCCAATATACCTGTTAGGGAAACTCCTAATAGTCTTTCTTGTTCTGTATTATCTTTCCATATCTTACGTAAGTATTTGAAGTTAGTTAATGTAGATTGAAATGTACCTAAGATTGTAGCTAATCTAACTTTCTCTTTAAGTGTTTCAAAGTTATCTGAAGCTCTACACACAACCTCTGTAAGATTACAGAATTGATATGGTCTAAGAATAATCTCACTACATGGATTACAACCAAAGTAATGGTCGGCATCTCGTCTACCATTCTCTAATGCTTTGACTTTGGCAGCTTGTCTATTAAAGATACCACGTTCTCCTGACTTTGATTCATATAAGGCTAACCATTCTCGCATGAATGTACCCATCTCAGGCTTACCTTTAAATGCCACAGAGTTATTAGCTAATGCTCTCTGTCCTTCATTCTCCCACCATTGACCTGACTTAGCATGTCTCATTTGGTCATCACCTAAGTTAGACAAAGAGATGAGAGCAGAACGTCTGACACCACCTACTACAACCACTTCACCAATCTTGCACATGATGTCATGACACTCAATAGGAAATAGTCTTCTGCCTTTGGCACTTTGAAACTTCTGTATAACAAACTTAAATAGTTCTACTAATGGTTCAGGACCTGATGCTCTACCACCAAATGTTTTTAATCTTGCACCTGATGGTCTTACTTCTGATACATCCCATGTAGGTATTTGACCTGCATACAATACAGCAATCAACTCACGTAATGCTTTTGACCATCCCGGTCTACTATCTCCGACATGTATGACCGTAGTGCTCTGTTCCATATGCTCGTTAACAATAGGTAGCTTGTCTACAACTTCTCTTTCTACAGAGAAACCTACACCAGTACCACACATTAATACATACATACATTCGTCAAAGGCACGAGGACTATCTACAGGTATATAACTACAATTATAACCACCAACATGACATCTATCTAATGCAGGACCTGCAGTCATTAATGCTCTCATACTAGGCATAACACCTAATGATGTAATCATATCATTAAGCTTATCTTTAAGTGCCTTTGTTATAGTATAACTGTGATTAGTTTTTAAATGGTTTTCCATATAGTTAAAATATCTATCAACAGTCTCCCCCCAATTCTCTCTACGTTGGTCATCTTCTCGCCATCTAGCATAGCGAGAGAGTGCTATAAAGTTTTGATAGTCGGTTGGCAGGTAGTTACTTCTCATTTATCTCTCCATTGTTACTTTTAGTCTTACTATTTTTGTACCATCAACATCATAAAAAAGTTCACGTACATAATCTTCAAAATCTTCTGTTACATCGCCATCGGAAGGTACTGGGTAATCCTCAGAATCTACATCTAAGGTGGCTGTTATCTTAACTCTTATCGTCATCATAGACCTCAATAAGTTTATTTAAATACCATTGTGCTTTCTTTAAATCCTCTATACCATTTTTATATTTATATCTCCATAAATACTTAGCAATGTTTCCTTGAAGATAAGCATCAAAATTTTTACCTAACATAGCTTGTAAGGCATCAATACATTCTATTCCTGATTCATTATAATGACTAGGACTGTTGACCATATCATGTTTCTCTTGCATCATCTTCATGTACTCCATGTGTCTCATTTAGGTGATTTGTTAAAGGATACTTGTATAACATTATCTGTATATTCTATCTTCTTAGTATCATCTTTATACGCTTCTTCTAATTCTTTGTCTAGTACATTAGCGACATAATCATTTATATCATCTCTAAACTTAGGCTCTACCTCTAGATAGTTTAAAGTAGCACATAGCATTTTACATATGTGTTCTACTTGATAGTAGTCATCATCGTCTAAAGGGTTGTTTTCATTAGGTATTATGGCTAACTCAATGCCACCATTCCATTTACCTTTACTATTCATATGAGGGTTTACTCTAATCATAAAGTCTTCAGGTAATATTTTTTTGCTCTTAACTTTTTTCATTTACTTTCTCCTTACCTTACTTCCTATAAATTTAATAAACTTTGAATGTGTATTCTTGCCTTTTTCTTTTAGCCAATCTTCAGGTATTATTCTATCATAATATCTAAAATCATGTTTAATACACCATTGAGCATAACTAGATTTTGCACCCTTACTTAGTTTGCTACCACTATTAGTAAATACAAATCTAATGTCTAGTTTTGGGTGTTGTTTCTTTATAGCCAAGTGCTTTCGCCTATCGGCTGCCATAAACCTACCCTTAGTTTCTATTATGATTCCGTTGTACAATATAAAGTCTGGGGTGTATGTGCGATATGCTAAATCTTCCCATTCTATCTTGATACTCTCATAGTCGTAACTATAATTTATTGTATCAAGAGCCATAGAAATCTTATGCTCTAAACCACTCCTATACCCATACTTTAGTGCTTCTCTTCTTACTTTATGAGGAGACACTACATCTCACCTCTTAACTTCACATACTGAACCATCTTAGGCTCTTTAGCTTGAGACATTTGAGCAGGTAGTTCACGAAGAGTTGGATAACACATATGTCTAAAATCACAGAAGTTACAGTTTCTATTGAGTACTGTATTACCTGTAGGAACTCTTCTAAAATATTCAGGCTCTGCTTCAAAGCATCTCTCAAACTTGTCTGAGTCTGCTATCTTTATACTAGCTCTTATCTTGTCTAGCTCTTCTTCTAGATTCATACTATCGGCTGGCACATACTTAAACTGACCATTGGCTTTGTTTACAACCCACCAACCACCTACTTTATGTCCTGATGCTTTTGCATACCCTGCTAGTTGTCCAACGTAACCAAAGCTATCACCACTTTTTAATGTCTCAAATGATTCAAACTTATTCTTGTATGACCAATCAGATGCTGATTTGATATCATCAACTGCATCATTCATAACAATATCATACGTACCTTTTATCTTTGTGTTCTCATCTAAGTCTAATTCTACTTCTGTGTTATCTATGTACTCCATGCCAGCTTCTGTTAGCAGACCTTTGAATACAGCTTCAACAATATCACCTAGCATCATGTTCATAACAAAGGTGGTGGGTTTAGGTAATGCCTTGTCTGCATGATTCTTTTGAAACCATAGCTGACAAGACGGTCTGCCTATATTAGACATACGAAACCTAAACTCATCCCTCTTGTTACCACCAGCAAATTGGCGTTTCAAAGCATCTTTAATTTCTTCTCCTATTCTATCAATAGTGGATTCACTCATACGAGTTTCACCTTTAGTAGCATTTTCAAGATAACGATGAATCGCCAATTCTGCTGGATGGTGCATTATGCTACCTCTTCTTGACTGTCTATATTAATAAAACTATCAACAGTATCTTTATCAGATTGACTTATATCTTTAGTAGACTTCTCACTCCAAGTGTTAATTACCCACTCGTTGTAGTTACGTATCCAAGACATAAAGTCTTGAAAAGTATTTTGGTCATCGTCTGATAAATCAACTGTAGTAGTCGTGTCAAGACTTGCTTGTGGCAGGTAGAACGTATCCCCATTATTAGACTTCTTACCTTCTGTAGTAAGTGTAATATTATGTTGCACTGGCAATCTTTTCATTTGTGCTAACTTAGTAAAAGGAACACCCATAGTTTTAAAGGCATCTCTATTATCAATTTCCCATATGAAAGGAGACTCAGGCAAATCAACAGGCTTACCACTAGCTGTCTTAGCATCATTCAATGTTACTAATCCAAAGATAGCACGAACTCTTTTTATAGACTTCAGTAAATCTTGTTGATGGGTAGGTAATGACTGAAAGTCCTTTACATAACCTGCTGGCTTCCCACAATTAAAACCACCACTAGTATCTTTCAAGTCAATATTCAAACTATCAGCCATAACAGTTTTAACATAGTCACCTTTTTTGTCACCTGCTTTAGCCGCTAAGTTTGGAATGTATCTCTTATACATATATCTCTGCATAAAAGGTCGTATAGTTGCCGATGACCCATAAACAATATTACCATCTAGAGGGTCTAGGGAATAGTTACCCCCATCAACCACTTCAAGTTTTACTGATTTACCATTCATCTCACCCTCGCCCATTAAAGGCTTGTGTTGTATTTTTAGTCTTGGAAGGGTGCTACTCTTCTTTGGTCCAGAAGAATCTTCTCCTGCAATACCCATAGCTTTTGCCATAGCAGCATAGTTATTGGTATCAATAGTTATTAAATCACTCATAGGTGAACCTCTCTTTCTTTTTAAGTTTCATAGTTATATCACGCAACGTCTTTTGTGTCAAGCCAGTTGTCACCTATTTTTGCTTCTAATAGTAGAGGTACATTGAACTTGATTGCGAAATGGCTTTCAATTAATTGTGTTAATTCATTATTTATGTTTCGTATCAGATATATAACTTGTTTTATCTCTTCCGGGTGCACATCAATAACAACAGAATCATGCACACTATTGACTACACAAGACTTAACAGTCTGTAGTTTATTATCCATGTGCATCAAGACTAATGGTACAATGTCTGCTGTAGCAAATGATTGTACAGGATAGTTCTTTATCTGTGTAAAATTAGTCACCTTGCCATTAGGTAATCTCTTTATATTAGGGAAAGCAAACTGCCTACCTGAAGGTGTGGTAATCATACCAGTGTTCATAGCTTCCGAAGCCAATCTGGAGTGCCATGCCTTGATTCCTTGGTACTTTTCTGTGAAGTGTGTGTAATAGGCTGCTTCTGCCTTACTTCTTCCAAAGCCTGTTGCTCCGTAGAGTGGTGCAAACGTGTGTGCTTTCGCATCTTGGCGAGAAGTCTGTTGACCCGCATCTGTAATAACTTTAGACGTATACGAGTGTACATCAAAACCAGTAGAGACTTCTTCAATAGCAACTCCATCTTGTGATAAATAGGCAGCAGCTCTAAACTCTAGCTGTGCAAAGTCTGCTTCAAGTATCTTACCACCTTCCCAACGTGATACAAACACTTTCTTTACAGGAAATGTACCACCTCTAGGCATGTTTTGCATGTTAGGGTCAGCACCACTGAATCTGCCTGTAGATGTTCTGTGTTGTAGAAGACGTACATGAAGCATACCATCAGGTTTCAGATAATTACTAATCCCAAAAACAAATGAGGATAAGTATGTATCAAGAGCAGATAATCGTTGTAAGTCTGTCAAGAAGTTGAGAGCATCAGTCATCTCATTCCTTCTTGCCACACCTTGTAGTATAGACAGATTGCCTTTACTTACACCAAAGCCATTAGCACTAATCCATTTGGAATCAGGT